AAAAAGAAGTTCTAGCATTATCAAATGTTATTAACTTGCTAAACGAAGCGGCCAGGACAGAGAGATTTTTATCTGGTCCAAAACCGCCAATGGCTGCATCGATGTATAATTTGTTGGAAACAACATATATGCAAGGCGACTGGGCTTACTACGAAAAGAAATTACTAAAATTAAGAGCTACTCCAAAACAAATAACTAGATGGGAGTTTGCGATAGAATGTTTAACCAGTATTGAGCATGACATATCAGAAGATCCTATTCTTGATAGACAAATAATTTGGATGCGATCACAAAGATTTAAATGGACCGAAGTTGCTAAACACTTTGGTTTTACAAGGCATCAGATTAAAAATAGATATGAGAAAGTCCTAAGTAAGTTGTGTAATAAAATTAAAAATAATAATAAAAAGTATTGCAAACTTAACAGATTACTGTACTTAATTTGATATTCTTAAAATCTTTTTAAAAAAATAAACTCTCCTATAAAATAAATTAGAAAATAGTAACTTGGAAATCTATCCAGGTGGTGTATAATTATAACTATTGTACTCGTACTTAAAACCGTTCCAGAACGGATTTGAAAAGTATAATTTTTTTTTCTCTTTTTTTTTTAATCCTAAAACCGTTTATGGCTGCAAGACACAAATACAGACTGCAATGTCAGACAATAAATAAACAGAATAAATTGCCTTGTAAGGCTTCTGGAATATTGATGAAGAATGGTAACATTAGATGCAGAATGCACGGAGGCTGGAGTACAGGACCTAAAACTCCTGAAGGTAAAGCGAAAGCATTACTGAATTTAAAACAGAATAATAATGACCAAAAAACTAGAATTAACAGTACAGATAGCTGACGATATTGAGCGTATGTTGATGAATGGTACTCCTTTAACTACCATTTGCCAAAACAAAGATGCGCCAAGCTTATCTAAAGTTTATGACTGGATCAGATCCGATAAGGCATTTGCGGACAAGATACTGACTGCTCGTAAGATAGCAGCTCAAACATATCTCGATAAGATGATTACTGAACTTGAGAATGCGGACAATAAAAGTATTGCAGTAACAAGAGAGAAGTTAATACATTATCGTTGGATGGCATCTAAGCTTGTTGCAATCTATGGAGACAAACAACAAGTCGAAATAGATCAGAAGGTTGAGATAACTTGGAATGATCCTGACGTTGATAAGACTTATGAGAATGAGATAAAGAATGTTTCAGATGTCGGTAGCTAACACACAAACATAGTTCTCGCACACGACATGAGGTTCGAATGATTCTAAATAGCATCAGAATATATAGAGATCAGTACCGATACCGTACAATGTTTTAAATAAGCTATTGTTTCTACCGTAGAGCGATTGCCTGACGTGCAATGTGTTTACCTTTTGCAGTAATTGTTCAACGTTTTTTGTAAAGGACCATACCCCAAAAACCAGGCGGAGAGGCTAATACATAAATTACCGATAATTCAAACAAACAGACAAACGCATGACTAAATATATCAAAGATAAATATAAGAATGTGACCGCCATTAGTTTTAAGGCATACGATAATGATTTGATTATTAATTTTTCTGGCTTTGAAACAGAAGAAGATGTCAACGAGTTCTGTGAGTTTGTGTTTAACAAAATACATATGAGATCTAACTATGGACAAAATCCACCAACGGTTCACTAAGATGAAGAATTTTATAGAAGAATTAAAAGTTAAAATAGAAATACTTTGCATCACTCATCCTTTGCTAATCACTTTCGCAATCGGATTTATATTAGGTGCAATTATTATTTAATGAAAATCCAAATTCCGTATACGCCACGAAAGCACCAGGCGTACATACATACACAATTAGATAAACATAGATACGCTGTCCTATGTTGTCATAGAAGATTTGGCAAGACCGTTATGGTTTTGAACCATTTAATTCGTGCAGCCTTAACAAATAAAAATCATGCTCCAAGACTAGCTTACATTGCACCAACTTATAAACAGGCAAAAAGCATCGCTTGGGATTACTTAAAATTTTATACTAAAAATATTCCAGGCACGAAATGGAACGAAAGTGAGTTAAGATGTGATTTAGTTAATGGCTCAAGAATAACATTATTATCTAGTGAGAATTTCAATTCAATACGTGGCGTTTACTTAGATATGGTTGCGATCGATGAGTTAGCTCAGATTTCGCAAGGATTGATAGATGAGGTAATTACTCCAGCTCTAAGTGATAGACGAGGTAAAATGTTTCTAATTGGAACTCCTCAAGGATTAAACAATATATTTTATGATTATTATCAAAAAGCTCAAGCGGACAATAAATGGTTTTTATATAAAGCTAAAGCTTCTGAAACAAAGATTGTTGACGAAGAAGAACTAGACGCTGCTTTGTCCGTAATGGGTAAAGCGAAATTTGACCAAGAATATGAATGCTCATTTATTGGCAATATAGAAGGCTCTATTTATGGAGAGTTAGTTCAAGATATAGACGATAATGGACAGATAGGATCTGTTCCTTATGATCCAAGTTTACCAGTAAATACTGCTTGGGATATTGGCTATAACGATAGTACCGCTATTATATTTTTCCAGGTGCTAAACCACCAGATTAATATTATTGAAACATACGAAAACGATAACGAAGCGTTACCTCATTATATAAAATACTTGCAAGACCAAGATTATATTTATGACACTCACTATGGACCTTTTGATTTAGACCAAACTGAGTTCAGTAATGGTAAAACAAGAAGAGAAGTAGCATCTGCACTCGGAGTTAGATTTAGATTAGCGCCAAGACTAGCATTAGAAGATGGCATTCATGCCGTTAAGATGTTGTTGCCTAGATGCAGAATAGATAGTGATCACTGTTCGGATCTACTTATTGCTCTTAGACATTATCATAGAAAATTTAATGATAAGGAAAGAATTTTTAAACCGAAACCAGTCCATGATTGGTCAAGCCACATGATGGACGCTTTACGCTGTCTTGCAACTGGAATTGAAGAAAGTAAAGCAACAACAAAAAACCTACAACGTATAGCCGATAGTAACTACCAAATTATATAAGGAGAAAAAAAATGTACGGAAAAAGTAAACTAACAAAAAAACAAAGAACTTTGCCTTCAGCTTTGAAGAAAAAAATTATGAAGTCTAAGTCTAAAATGAAAAAGAAGAAAAGATAATGTCATTCATTGCTAAACTATTTATGCCTAAGATGCCAGCGATGCCTCAGATCATAATGCCAGAACCAGCTGAAGTTCCTAACTATGATGATGAAGAAAGAAAACTTCAAGCCGCTAAAGAATTAAAAGAAGCTGCAAAGAATAGAAAAGGAAGAAAATCAACAATATTAACTACATCTTCTGGATTAAATGAAATCGAAGATGAAGAATTAAATCAAAAAACATTATTAGGAGAAAATTAAAATGGGAGGATTTGTAAGAAGAATAATTAAAGCGCCATCAAAAATTATAAGAAAAGTACTTAAGCCACCAGCAGTTCAAGTTCAAAAAGCTGCTGTTAAAGCTGCACCTAAAGGTCCAACTAAAGCTGAAATGATAGATAAAAGAGCAGAAGACATGACTAATCAAGAAATGCTTATAGCTAATAAGCGTAAAGGAAGAAAAGCACTACAGCTTACTGGTAATGAAGGTATGGGTTTAGAAGATGTAAATTATTTAAGTAAAAAAAGTATGTTGGGGTAATTATGTCATTATATAGAAATATTAACAAAAGACGCAAGGCTGGCAAATCCAGATCTAAAAAAAAATCAACTATATCAGCTAAAGCTTACAAGAATATGAAAGCTGGTTTTCCAAATAGTAAAAAGAATAAAGCCAAAAGAAAAGCTAAAAAAAGAAGATAATGCAGCCACAAGAATTAAGAAAACTAGCAGCAGATCTTAAAAATGATCTAGCTAGATTAGTTGAGAAGAGATCAAACTGGGAGATCCATTGGCAAGAAGTAGCTGATTATATGCTACCTAGAAAAGCTGATATTACTTTAGAAAGACCTAAAGGCGATAAAAGACATACAGTTATCTTCGATGGAACCGCTATTCACTCATTAGAATTATTAGCTAGTTCGTTACATGGAATGCTTACATCATCTGTAAATAGATGGTTTGCTTTAAGATTTAAAGAGACAGCTATTAATGAAAATGATGAGGCTAGAGAATGGTTAGAAAATGTTTTAGATAAAATGTATATAGCCATTTCAAGATCTAACTTTCAGCAAGAAGTGTTTGAAACATATTTTGATCTTATAGCCTTTGGTACTTCATGTTTACAAATAGAAGAAGATAAAGACGACATCATTCGGTTTTCATCAAGACATATAAAAGAAATTTATATTTCAGAAGATGCTAAAGGAATGGTTAATTGCATCTATAGAAGATTTAAAATGTCAGCTAAATCTACTGTTGAAAAATTTGGAATAGATAATGTTAGTTCTAAAACATTAAATATATTTAAGAAAACACCATTTGATGACATTGACTTAGTTCATGTTGTTAAACCAAGAGATATTTATAACCCACAAAAAATGGATAAACAAAATATGCCATTTAGTTCAATTTATTTTGAATATGACAGTGGACATATTATTTCTCAAGGTGGTTTCAAAGAATTTCCATATGTAGTTCCAAGATACTTAAAAGCATCAAACGAATTATATGGAAGATCTCCAGGTATGAATGCTTTACCAGATGTAAAAGTTTTAAATAAAATGGTTGAAGTTGGAATGAAAGCTGCACAAAAGCAAGTTGATCCACCTTTGCTAGTTCCTGATGACAGTATGTTAATGCCAATTAGAATGTCACCAGGCAGCATCAATTATTATCGGAGTGGTTCAAGAGATCGTATAGAAACATTAAACATTGGTGCAAACAATCCATTAGGTTTAAATATGGAACAACAAAGAAGAGAAGCTATTTCTCAAACGTTCCATGTTGATCAATTATTAATTACAGAAAACCGTAATATGACAGCAACAGAAGTTGTCCAACGTAATGAAGAGAAGATGAGAATACTTGGTCCAGTATTAGGTAGATTACAATCAGAATTATTACAGCCAATGATTATTAGAATTTTTAATATTATGCTTAGAAATAATTTATTACCTGATGCTCCAGAAATTTTATTAAACCAAGAAATAGATGTTGAATATGTTTCTCCAATGGCTCAAGCTCAAAGAGGACAAGAACTATCTTCTATAGTTAGAGGTTTAGAATTGTTTGGACAAATTGGTCAAGTAGCACCAGTTACAGATTACATAGATCCTCAAGGATTAGTTAAACATTTAATAAAGATACTAGGTCTACCAGCTAGAATGATTAGATCAGACAACGAGGTAGAAGAACTAGCACAACAAAAAGCCGAAGCACAACAACAACAAATGGCAGCTCAACAACAGATGGCTCAAAGTGAAATGGCTAGAAATGTGGCTCCAGCAGTACAAGCGGTATCTAATGCAGAACGAGAACAGTAATAAAAAAATAAAAGATTTAATTAAAAACTATAAAGCGACTTTTGGATCAGACGATGGCAAAGCAGTCATGACTGATCTTGAGAAAAGATGTTTCTACCATACATCAACATTTAGTAGGAACGAACCAAACGAAACAGCTTTTTTTGAAGGACAGAGAACTATTCTGTTATTTATAAAAAGCATGATCAATCATAAGGAGTAATCTATGGATCAGACAACTGAGCAAACAGCTCAACCTGATGTAACGCA